TGTCCTCAATGCGGAACTACAATGAAAATCAAGAAGGGATAGTGTACTATCTTTGTGGAAAAACAAAACATTCATGACCAATAAGGAAATCAGCGAGCATAATGTTTATCTGCAGAAGCAGTTTCCCGAGATGTTCGTTGCGGTAAATTGCCACAAGACCCATAAGAACGAGATGATTACCTTCAAGGGAATGGAATACCTGCGTTCAATCTATATGGACAAGTCGGACTACATAGTATTCAAGAAGTCAACGCAGATGGGAATATCTGAATACTTAACCATCCGTGCTGTTGTATCTTCGGCAATAGGTCGTGGGGTTTTCTATGTCATGCCTACGGGAAGTCTAGTGAGCAGGTTCGTAAAGAACAGAGTGGACAGGAGCATAAACTTCACACCTTTTTATTCTCAACTGGTCAGAAGGATGTCATCGAAATCTTCGGAGTCTATATCCTTGAAGCATATCGGTAAAGGTTCGATAGCTTTCATCGGTTCAAACGCATCGGCAGGGTTCACGGAATATCCTGCAGATGATTTAATCATAGACGAACTGGACGAATGTGACCAGACAAATCTTTCGATGGCGGTGGAAAGATTGTCAGCATCAACCCATAAGAAGATTATAAAGGTTGGTAATCCAACGATGATGGATTTCGGAATAGATTCTGAATACAACAAATCTGATATGAAAGAATGGTTTCTAAAATGTGAGCATTGCGGAGAATGGCAATATCTTGATTTCTTCACCCATGTTGTCGAGGAAGTGGAGAATGGTGATTTCGTAATCCGTGATGAAGAATGGGAACGTAATTGCGGAAGGGATATTAGGGTCATCTGTAGTAAATGCAATAAACCGATGGACAGGCAAGGTGAAGGTCAATGGGTTTCAAGAAAAGGGGAAGAAGACTGTTCTATTTCCGGTTATCATATCTCTAAGATATTCTCGAAGAACTTCAAGATTATAGAATTAATGGATAGATTTGAAAAGGGACAGACTGACGATTCAGAAATGCAGAGGTTTTATAATGGTGACTTGGGAGTTGCATATACTTCCAGCGGTGCGAAAATAAATTATGATATGCTCCGTGAATGTATGTCGGATTATTCCATGCCATCATCATCGAAAGCGGTCTGCATCGCAGGGGTTGATGTGGGAGCAAAATTCCATACTCTCATAAGCGAGAGGTTGCCAGACGGAAAACTAAAACTGGTTTTTATCGGCATGATTGATTCAGAAGAGGAGCTAATCGACACGCTACGAAACTACAATGCTAGGATAGGTGACATAGATGCCCTGCCAGAGAGGAATCTTTCAAAGAAGATATGCTCAAAGTTCAGAGGATTCTTCCGCAATTATTACGGGGATGTGAAGGTCGAGAAGGTGGACATAAACAATAAGATAATAATGGCAGACAGAACTAGTTCTCTTGATTCGGTGAAGTCTGCAATATTGAACCATGACATAATGTTGCCGAGGAACGCAGACAAGCTTGACCCGCTAGCAACGGACGGGGTAAGCGAATTCTTTTATGAACTATGCACTTCGACACGGGTTTACAACAGGGAAAAACAAACCTATTCATGGGTTGAAGGTGGATTGCCAGACCATTTCTTTCACGCAATGAATTATATGTTATTGGCGAATCGTCTGATATCCAAGTCCATGAAATAAAGCGGAGATATCCTTGACAGGAGAGAGTTTTTTCAGTATATTCAATCATCTACAATCGGAGGAATGATGTCACCACCTGCTATACCAAAGATTCCAATACCTAAAATATTCACTTTCCTAGGTGGGAAAAAAAGGGCAGACAAGAAAGTAATAAAATCATCCGCAATCCCAGACGGAACAAACCAGATAAATACTGTCATGTCAAACGAGACAGGCAGGAATCCGATCTCTCAGTTCAATTCAGCACATAAACGAGGCTTACAAGTTTATACCCTGTCTCAAATCATATCCGCTTCTGGGAGGGGCGAAGATGGTTCGATGCTCACATGGGGAGTGGAACAGCCTTATTTTTTCCTAACCGCCCAGCAACGCAATGAAATAACTAAACTTTCCACGCCTGTCTTTGGAGTTGTATCATCAAGGATGAACAAGATTTCTGGGATAGACTTTAACATTGTCCCCGCTAAAAAAATAGAGGACAGAGTTGCCAACGAAATGAAATCCTTGAAACAAATCTTTGATGAATATAAGAACGCAACCGATTTGAAATATCTTACAATCAAGGCACAGATAGTCCAGAAACTTTCCCATGAACTACCAGATGTTTTGCCAGACCTTTCCAATTTCAATGGATGTTTAACTAGATGGAAAAAAAGGATAATGAGCGTTCAATCTTCAACTGGAGAGGAAATAAAAGAATGGATGCAAGAGCCAAACAACGGAACAACTTGGACATCATATGTCAAGAAGGTTTTTTATAATCTTTTGATTCACGGATGCGAGGGAACATATAAGCAATACGAAACGGATAAAAGGGGATTAAAAAGACTTGAGAACTTTGACTCTCTTACTGGAGGAACTATATATAGATTCAAGTCTGCTTATTTTTCCGGAACAGATGGATATGTTCAGATGGTAGCTGGATTCGAGCCACAGATTTTCTTTGCCAATGAATTGATGTTCATCCCCTATCTTCCAGTTAGCGTTCAGAATTATCCCATGGTTCCTCTTGAAGCGTTGGTAAACAAAGTAGCCGAGGGACTTTTATTTGACAGGCTTATGGCAGAGCAAGCAGATGGAACGAAACCACCAGAAAAATTGGCGATAGTAACAGAGGGAAACCAGAATCCATTTTCTGATTTTGACAAGCCTGAAAGTATGCCAATTAATCCAGACGAACAGAGACGAATTGAAATGAAGATAAATGAACCTAGGCGAGGGGCGATAATGACATTCGCTGGAAACGATGTCAAAGTAGTTGACCTTTCCCGTGAAAACACCATGGCAATTCAAAATGAAAGACAGAAAGATATTCGTGAGGATGTAGCACTTGTTTTTAATATGTCGAACATGGAAGTTAATTTAACTGGTTCTGGTGAAACTGGTGGTCGTTCAACTAGCGAAAGTCAAGCGGAAATAGAGCAGGGAAAAGGAATTACTCCACTCCTAAAAATAATAGAAGAATCAATGTCAAAGGACATCATTCCGTTCCGTTATGGGTTCGGCTGGAAGATGGAATATCAGAAATCACAGAATGACCTTCAGGCTCAACAGATTATCCAACTTATGTTAGCGAATGGAGAAATAACTATCAATGAAAACAGGGAGAAAAAAGGTTTGCCTACGTTTGACAATCCTCAGTTTGATAATCCGATGATTGCTGGAGCTAATGGACAACAACAGACAGGTTCTAATCCAGCGACTCCCCAATATATGAAACAAGTTTAATATGGCAGACGATAAACTTTCAGAGTCGGAAGTATCGTCATTGATTGACGAATTTGAAACTGACTTGACGGCTTTTTTCAGGATGATGGAATCAGATATAAATGGGATTCTTGTCAAAGGAACGGACGAGGGTTGGACTCCAGAAAAGATTGTCCATGAGATAGACAGAGTCCTAGGAGAAAAATAAAAATGTCTGTAGCGAAATTTAATGCTGATGCTGGGAAAATGGACATCACTTTCGTTAGCAAGAACGGATTTGATTGTCTATGGAATGCCAACATGGATTTGACGGGGTTCACTTTTGATGGTGGAGTTTATGACTTAAAATGGAATCGTGTGGCTGATTTCGTGGTCACCCCGAAAGATTTGTTACATGGGCAAGTTGAATGGTCTCTTGCTTCTGTCTCTTGTTTAGCGTTGAAGTCAGGATACAATAATTATTATTATGATATGAGTTGGTTTGATGCCTCAACCAAGATGAGGACAATCGCAAACGGATTTTTTAATCCGATACTGGGATAAGCAATGAATCCTATTGTAATAATTCAGATTCTTACCCCCATTGTGGCTATAACTACAAGCACTCCAGATGTTGTGGAAATAACTGCGGATGCTACAATAAAGATTCAAGTATCACCGATTACGATATTGTATCCGACAAAAGAATGGAAGACTGAATATTTTTCTCTTTCTGGGGATACATATACGCTCGCCCAGATTCCTTTTGATGAAAGCGAATTCCTATGGGCGGGACAGTCCCTTTTGAATCGTGGAAGCGATTATGATTATACGGGTAATATATTGAAGTTGTTGGGAACTGTATCTACAGACCTTCCATCTGGGATAGGGTTGAAATTCAAATATGAATATTTGAGGGTATAATGAAAAAGACAATCGTATGCCTTTTATTCGTCTTGTCATCTTCAGCCTTTGCATTCACATATACAGACGGGCGAATGGTGAATTGGATGTGGAGAAACTCCGTTGATAATTATACAATGCTGGCATCAATTCCTATTTCATCAGTTCACTCCAACGATTATATGCTGGTCAAGAATTCCATTTACGGATATCCTTCTGGTGTTTATCAAAGAACAGCAACAGGATTCAATCTTGTACATAGATTGCTAGCAACAAATATCACGGCACTTATTGAAAATGGAACATGGGTTACAAACGGACAGGGACATCTTGTTTCTGTAAGCAATGCTCTCCAGTCTCAAATAATCCAAGTCAATAATCATGTAATATCATCAAGCAATTCTTTAGGGCTTCATATTGTAAGCGTGAGCAATTCACTTTATTGGACATCATATTTTTTTGCGGAAGGAGTCTACAATCAATTAATAACTTATATCACAAACAAAGACCACGCAACAAGATTAATGGTCACTAACTTAGTTACTACCTCTACGCAAGGCTTAGGGTCGAAAGCGACTATTTCGTATGTCCAACAAGTAAGTAATGGAGCGATTTCGTTTTCAACTCAATGGAGCAAGACTCATTCTTCCGGAGGTTCATCTTGGACAATGCAATCAAACTTAGTTCACAATTTAATAGATACTAACTCTACAAAGAATTTAATAAGCAAATCAAATCATAACCGTCCTAATGTATATATGTCTACAATATTCCCCAATACAAATAATGACAATTCAGATTCCGCTGGAATAGGAACTAGGTTCAAGATTGGAGATTTGTGGAAGAATACAATCAATGGATTGTTTTTATGTACAGGTTCTAATACATTGCATTCGACATGGGTTAATGTCTATGCCGATTATAGCAACAACGTGATATTAGGAAACTCTTTAACTTTTCCTTATGGTCATACTGGAGGAGCAAACAATCTTTCCTATGGTTCTTTTTCGATGCAAGCGAATAACGGTGCGAATAATATCGCTTTGGGATACGGTTCTTTTGCCGGAAACACAGGAGATTATAATATAGCAATAGGCGAATCTTCAATGCAGAATAATGCCAATGCGTATCTTCAGGGAAATGTTTCAGTTGGCGGTTCATCGATGAAGTATCCATATGACAGTTTTAATGTGGCAATAGGATATGGAGCTGGAGGATCATACCCGACAGCTGGTAAATCAATTCTCATTGGTCAAAGAGTAGGGTATAGCAATGGAGCGACAAATCTTTTCATGATGGATAACAGGGCATTAAGTAAAACAAATACTTATATCTGGGGACATATCGGGACAAACCTATATATCAATGCCCGTGTGATGATGAGCAACAAGGAATTAAGCACTAAACAATATGTCCAGAATGTTTCGAATGGATGTTTTAATTCAGCACGTTCACAAGATGCTATTCAAGATTTGACCTACATGACAAATACAAATACATTTAGGCGAGTTAATTCTATAAGCAAATATCAAATTCCTTATTTTTTAAGTCCTACAAAAATAACAAACACGACATCTTGGATAGATCAGTTTGGAAGCATAAATCAAAAGGGAAATACTTATATTGTTACGCATTTGAATCAAGCATCAAAATTTAAACCTGGCGATCATGTATGGGGATTGTCAAGTGGAGCTGGCGGAGTAATTTTCAAGACAAACAGTATGTTCTATAATACTGGAAATTTATATTTTTCTTCACCTGCCGAAATAAGCTGGCAACTATTATTAAATCCAACGAATGTAAACTTGTTCACCTATAATGAAGTTTTAACAAACGGGAATGGAGTTTCAGCAACAAATAGATGGGTAGATAATGAGCCATACTCAAAATATATATATTCGGATTTCAGTAATGGATTAATTTCATCTGGGGGGTTAAGTTCTCATGGTGCATTTACAATAAACGGAGGCAGTAGATCAACTTTTAGGATGGGAGCAGGTCCTGATTTCCAATCTGAATTTAGGATTCAGGTTGATAACGGAGGAGTGTTTCTGGGGAATACAACAACCCATGCATTGACACTTGGAAGATATCAGGACAATGGAGGTGGATATAACGCATGGACAGAAGGAATAACGATACCCAATGGATATAATGCACGAGCAACATATGGAGGATATGGTATAGCAACCACGAATGATATTTCCACAAATAATCTATCAATCAAGGGTATGGCTACAAGGAAATGGGTAAGCAATCAAGGATATGGCTCTGGAAGTGGTGGAACATGGTCTGCTACTTCAAACAATAAATATGGATTCACAAATACAAGTTCATTAAGGTCTATATTTCCAACAAAGGGAAATGTGACAACTAACATTTCAAGAGTTTCGAATACTGTAATGCAGACACAAAATATGCGTGCAGTTGGAATGGCATCAACAAATTATGTCAACGATGATATAAATATAAACAACACACCTCAAAAAATAACAATAGGTGGCAAATCATTAAATAAGTTTCAGTTTGGAAGCAATATCGGGGTTGTATTTAACTCTATAATAAATAAAAGCAATACGACCTATACACAGCATCAAGGCGATTATATGATAAGGATGTTTAATTCAACGGTATCAAGCTATACGCTTTTCCTTTTATCGGCTTATTCCAACAACGGAAAAATGTTATCGTTGAGATACAGAAAGACAAGTGGTTCGGGTAATTGGTATATTCATCCCAGATACGGAGAAACTATTTGTTTGAAATCATCTAATTTTATAGCGAATCAAGACATTGAATGCTTGCAGGTGGTTGGACATAGGACGAATTCAAACTGGGCAATTCAATCGTTTTTTGTCCCTTCAATGTTTACAAATGGAAGTACAAATCAAACTGCTTTAATGATTTCAACAATGTCAAATAAGTTATTTTCCTATGATAGAGTAGTTGATTCCATTTATACCACAAACTCTGGAAATATCATGCTTCAGAATTTCACAAATTATGTATCTATGCCAACTAACTCTACAGCTATAAGAACAAACGCAAGTAGATGGGCTGGAACAATTCCTTCTGGCAATACTGGAGCTTTTTTATTTGATGGAAATTTGGCAACATATATTCAGACAAGGAGCAACGGTCAAGTAATTTACACCTTTTCTTCTCCTTCGAAAATGAACGGTTGTAAAATAAACTGGGAACAATCCAGCCCTACTGGTGCAGTAGTTAAATTTTATGGAACAAATACAGGTGGAATCGGATGGAATGTTTTATATACAAACTCACAAGGAGCAACAGCGGATTCTAACTATACAAGCATTGGTTCTTTCTCAACAAATTCATATTTGAAAGTTAGATTGGTTACAACTAATTATTCATCCATATCTGGATTGATTTATATAAAAGACATCTATTCTTTTTATGCCTCTGCAAATAATCTAAAATCAACAAAAGGCGATGTGAAATATTGGATTACTGGCATAACAAATAGAATAAGTGCTACGGCAATATCTGTAACCAATGGGATAGGAACAAATCAAATAAAAATGCACGGATATACTTGGACATCAAACGGGATTAAAGCCAATATGATAACCATTGGCAGAAGCAAAACAAATATAGTTGCATCAACGCAAGGGATAGGATATTTGAACTCAAGAAAGAACTTATTCGCTACGAATAATAACGTTAGAACATTGATCGCAACAAGCAATATTTCCGTGAAAACATATGTCAGCAATGTTCAATTAAGGTCAGCCCTTTCGAATACGATTAGTTATTGCACGTTTGCAAGAACAAATAGGTCTAATTTGCCGACATGGACAATATCTAATTACCCGAATTTTTCAATTCAAACAAATTGGGAGCAAGGACAAAACGGAACTTCATATTATAATTTTCCGAACACAAATTATTTGAGATATACTAATATGCAAGGAAGCTCTTCTGGTGGAGGAATTAAAATAGGAAATAAGGGAGGAGGTGTTTACTTTATTCAAGTAAATGCATATCTATATAGTAATGGAGGGGCTGTGGCTTGCTATCTTTGTATAAAACAAAATAAATCAACCATTGTTAGGAGTGAATTATTTGGTCAAATTCAACAAGCACTTTATTCGCCAAGTCCAGCGAATGCGATAATTTACGCAAATGTTGGGGATGTTTTTAGTTTTGGAATTAGTTCCGCCTCTGCACCTTTAATTGTTACGTTCGTTTATAATATGTACAAGATAAGATGACGGAGAAAAAATGAAAAGATTTTTTGCCTACTCTGAAAAATTAGATATCGTAAAACAATATCTATTAGAAAATAAGATATCCTATGACGGTATTTCTATAGACGGGTATGTTCTTATAATCACTGGAAACTTTGACGGGATGGAAATGGAATATATAAAAAGCATAGTCACCATATGCAATGAAGACCTTCCATCTAATTACAGGACTCCAGAATTGATATATTCTATTCTTTCGTCAAAATTTACAGACCCGTCTTACGAGGGCATCCTTCAGGCAACTTTAACACAATATCCTTTCTTTGACATTTATCTACGCCTATATGATTACGCTGATGCAAAGAGAATGATAAAGAATGCCATGTGGAGGAACTTGATTTCCCAATATTTCTGTGACATGATAATTTCGTGTATTCCATAAAATTTATAACGGAGGTATCAAAATGAGATTTCAACTGATGATTTATCTGACTGCTTTTATTGGGATCGTGTTTCATTTTTTTGTTCGCTATCGTGATACGTACACAAAAAAAGAGGTTTTCAACTGGAAGGACAATATCCTCTTTTCAATCTACGTTACTTTTGTTGTTATGATCATGGTCACTTTCCGTGGAGAGATTTCAGGGTTTATCAGTAAGACGGGAATTGATGTTTCGCAACTTGCCAATGGCGGACTAGTTTGGTTCTTTATCGGATATTTTGGTGATTCAATCTGGAAGAATATAGAGGGTGCGAGTGTTATAAAATTTCTTCCCAATATGGATGCACCAAGCGTTTCAGGTGATTCAGTCCCTCCAGCAACTCCGAAGGCAGGTTAACCCGTGACAGATTTAGAAGCTGATTCGAAATCTGGAGATACTCTCAATATCGCTGGACACGTTGAGGGAAATCATCCATTGTTTAATCTGATGGATGATGCAATATCCCGTGATCAATTCTGGATTTTCGGGAGAAAGATAATTCCACCAGAGGATAGAATTGAATTTGTAATGTATCCAGACAAGATGTATACTCCCATGAATAGAGGAGTCCGAGGATATGACAATCATTCAACAAGAATACTGAATGAAGTCCTTGGACAAAAGAAAGTTTTTAGCATGGAGCCTCCCAAGGGAGTTCTATGGGATTTGTCAGTATATGCTCAAAACAAAAATCAGCTTATCTCATTGTATCGTAGAAACCCAGAATATTTCGGAAGGGAATGGACAGATGCGGATACGGATATCCTGTCTGTCATCCTAGCCAAGTATGTCGGGTATCCATATAATGTCCCGATGAATTTCAATCTGGCTTTGAATGATTTCAACGGCACTCCATGGGATGAGCAACTCACATGGCTTGACAAACCAACTCAAGATAATCGAGGAAATCTTGTTTGTTCAGTCGCTCTTGCCCATGCTGATTATGAATTTATTCAGGCATTAAAAGATCAGACTGGAGAAGTCATGCGGAGAGCGTGGGAAAAGTTGAATCCGAAGGCATGGTTTCAAACAGACCTTGATAGATATCCTTCGGCATGGACACCTCACCAAGTTCACCCAGCGAATTACGCAGTCTGTGATGTTTGTTTTTATAACGAATGGATGATTGTTGGACAATATCGCAATGGAAAAAGAATCGCATGAGTCCAATCATTGACCCTAAAATAATTGACGAAGTAAAGACGGATGCTGGAAAAGCATCTTGTTTTGTCGATGCGGTGAAGGTCAAGTACAACCTCCTACAATCGGTAGTCAATGCGGTTGTAGGAGTATGGGGTGCGATTAAGAAAGCCATAGATAATATCAATCAGCATAAAAAATAAGGGGCGAGGATGTTTTTGAAAATAGTCCAGAAAATAATCCAATGGTTCAATAAGGTATTTCGTGGGATTAAAAATACTACCCTCGGTGAAATCAGAGATAATGCAAAATATTGGAATAAGAAAATTCTCATTCTTAATATCGTAAACATGGCGGGTCTTTTAAATGGCAACTCACCTGTCATAGATAAGGACTTTGAATCTGAATTGAGAGAGACGGGGAAAAAAGC